TAGAATAATCTTTTTTCAGCTCGTCTTTGTAGCCGTAGCAGTATTCCCACTGCTACGGCTTTTTATATACACTTTTCTCGTTTAGATTATTTAACATCTTATTATCACAATAAAGCATCTTTTGTTTTGATAATTCAAATAAAAGTTGTATCTTTGCATTGTAATAATAAAATAAACAACAAATATTTAAACTTTAATTATAAAAACATAGGCGGTGAGACACACCGGAAAAACTGTGTATTTGAAATGAAAACATTAGAAGAAATGAGAGAGCTGGTAAGGCAAAGAAAAACAAAATACTTAACACTTACTGCAGCTAAATCCTTAAAAGGCAAGCATATCCAGACTATTTTCTTTGGGTATGCCCATCAAGATGGTACCGATGATTTCGTAGTCGGAGATATTGTAAGCGAATTGGAATACTATCGCAATCTAAAAGAGGAATGTTTTCCAAACGAGAAGGGACATGAAAACCGTGCCGAATATTGGGAGTCATATATGACCCCTAAACAGCTAAAAGCTAAGGAAAGACTGATACTATTACGTGAGGATGGTTCTCAAACCTATATGTCCATCGGATATGACGGGAAAACATTCTGTTGTAGCGATGAAGGTAGGCTTGTGAGCTACATAGAATTATAAAAAAGTAGCATCAGCCTAATGGGTAGAAAATGAAAACGATAATAACAAATGAGCAGAAAGAGGAGGTAAAACGCCTTTACCTCCTTCAAAAGCACACCATAAGGCAAATAATGAAGCTGACTGGTGTGCGGTCGGAGCAGACAATCTACGTCATTCTTGATGACGCACATATTCCGCGGTTTAAGACGAGGAATATCGTAAGGAGGATTTCTGTTGGTATAGATGAAGAACTCAATAATATAATAGAAAAGGAAAAGCCAAAAAATACTGCAGAATTTATCTGCAATATGGCAAAGGAAGGCTATTATTCCAAATCTAAAAAAGAACAACTATGAGGATAAAATGTTTCTCAGTAAGATTAAAGGATTTAGTGTCCATCAGTGAAAAAGCTTACAAAGCCACGGCTTTCGATGGTTCTACAGCTATCATTCCGAAAAGCCAGGTTCTGCACTCCGACTGCGGAGTACACAAGTCTGATGCCTATTGGATCCAGGCTTGGTTCTTACAGAAAACCAACCTTCAGTATTCTTCCAAGAAATGTGCTTATTTCGATGAAAATGGCAACATGCTTCCGTCTTACACGATAAAAACACATGTTCCAGAGAAAGTAACTCCCCGAGAAAATAATATCATAGACGAATTGAGGAAATGAGTCTTTACCAATATCAGGAGCAGGCAAGAGAACACCTCCAACAATGGAAAGTCGGTGCTCTCTTCATGGAAGCAGGCACAGGCAAGACACGTGTAAGCTGCGAGCTTATCAACAGCGTGTCCGAGCTCGACCTTGTAGTTTGGTTCGCTCCTTTGCGAACGATAAAAAGCCCTGTAGGTGTAGCTTCTGTCATTGACGAAGTCAACAAGTGGAGCGACTTCAAATGCAATACTCTCTTCGTCGGAATAGAAAGCATAGGCTGTTCTGATAGGAAGTACCTGGAAGTACTGCAGCTGATAAAAGAGGCTCGAAAGCCATTCGTTGTTGTAGACGAGAGTATCAAGATAAAGAATATGACGGCAAAGCGCACAAGACGATTGCTGGAAATATCAAAGTATGCTGAATATAAACTCATACTCAACGGTACTCCCCTGTCCAAGAACCTGCTCGACTTGTGGGCGCAAATGGAGTTCCTATCTCCTGCCATATTGCAGATGGACTTGACAAAGTTCAAGAACACATTCTGTAAATACACGGAGGTTACGAAAACCATCAACAACCGCTTTCAGTACAAGAAGGAGTTTATCACGGGCTACGAGAACATAGACTACCTGTATTCCCTCATTCGTCATTATATCTACGAATGCGACCTGAAGTTGCAGGTTCGGCAGATATACAACACCATAAAATATACAGTGGACAAATCCTCGCTGGAAACATACAACAATATAAAGGATATGTTTCTCAACGACGAGATGCTGATGTATAAGAACAACAACATCTTTTTGGAGATGACACAGAAGATGCAGCACTCCTATTGTTGTTCCGAAGATAAGGTTACAAAGCTAAGGCAACTTTTCAACGACATCGACGAAAGCAAGACTATCATATTCTGCAACTTTATCCTGAGTCAGGAACTTTGCCGTCGGGAGTTCCCCAGGGCACTGGTGTTAAGTTATCACCAGTCTGCATTCGGACTCAACCTGCAGGACTATCGGAATACGATTTATTTCGATAAGAACTGGGATTACGCTCTCCGCGAGCAGTCAAACCACCGTACATATCGTGTCGGACAAACTGCCGACTGCCGATATTGGGACCTTGATGGTAACATCGGGTTAGACAACCTTTTCAACAAATGTATTGGAAAGAAGATGAATATGGTAGAGTATTTCAAGACGCTGCCTATTAAGACTTTGAAAGAAAAGCTATGAATGTATACGAAGCCTGTATGCAAAGGTTGGAACTTGTTTTTAACGAGTTCGACAATATCTCCGTGTCTTTCTCTGGTGGGAAAGACAGTGGAGTACTTCTGAATCTTTGCATACAGTACATACGGCAAAGCAATCTGAAGCGCAAGATTTCTGTGTTGCACCTCGATTACGAAGCGCAGTACGAACTTACTTCCAAGTACGTATCCGACATGTTGGCTTCCAATGCCGACATACTTGATGTGTACAGGGTGTGCGTGCCGTTCAAGGTTACCACGTGCACCAGCATGACACAGTCCTATTGGCGTCCGTGGGAAGAATCCAAACGCGATATATGGGTCAGCCAAATGCCAAAGGGAGCTTTCACGGCAGCCGACTTTCCGTTCTATAATGAAAGAATGTGGGATTATGAGTTTCAAGAACGTTTCTCCCAATGGCTTCACGACAGGAACAAGGCAGACAGGACTGCGGTTCTTGTAGGTATCCGAACACAGGAAAGCCTGAATCGCTGGCGTGCCATTCATTCTGATAGAAATTACAGGAACTACAAGGGCATAAAGTGGACGAGGAAAATATATCAGGACGTTTACAATGCTTACCCTATATTCGACTGGACTACGGAAGACGTGTGGATAGCCAATGCTAAGTTCCATTTTCCGTACAACCACCTCTACGACCTCTTCTATCAGGCAGGCGTGGGTATTCACCAAATGCGTGTCGCTTCTCCTTTCCTCTCGGAAGGACAGGAGACGCTTGCACTCTATCGTGTAATAGAACCACATACGTGGGGAAAACTGGTAAGCCGTGTCAATGGTGTTAATTTCACGGGCATATATGGCGGAACTACGGCAATGGGGTGGAAGTCCATCACGCTGCCTGAAGGGCACACGTGGGAAAGTTACATGTACTTCCTCCTCTCTACTCTCCCCGAAGACACAAAGCTCAACTACCTGTCAAAGCTCGAAACTTCCATAAGGTTTTGGCTGGAAAAGGGCGGTGTCCTTGATGCCGACACTATCAACGCTTTAAAGCAAGCTGGTGTTAGTATTCAGGTGGGTGGCAAGAGTAACTACAATACCAGCAAGCTACCTGTTAAGATGTCATACATCGATGACATAGACATCAAGGACTTCAAGCTCATACCTACTTATAAAAGAATGTGTATATGCATTATGAAAAACGATCACCTGTGCAAATATATGGGTTTCTCGCAAACAAAGAACGAAATAGCACGACGGAAAAACATCATAGAAAAATATAAGAATTTATTATGAAAACAAAATACAACAGCCCCGTTTACAACGTGAAGGCAGTACCACTCGAAAAGATAAGAGCCAACAGCTATAACCCGAATGCTGTTGCACCACCCGAAATGGAACTCCTATACCAGTCTATAAAGGAAGATGGGTACACTATGCCGATAGTGTGCTATTATCTTCCTGAAGAAGACGTATACGAAATAGTCGATGGATTCCATCGATATACCGTTATGAAGACACACAAGGATATTTATGAGAGGGAACAAGGTAGCCTGCCCGTTGTTACCATCGAGAAAGATATTAGCAACCGTATGGCGTCTACCATTCGCCACAACAGAGCACGCGGTTCTCATTCCATAGAACTGATGAGCAACATAGTCAGCGAACTTGTAAAGGCAGGAATGTCCGATGCCTGGATATTGAAGAATATAGGAATGGACGCTGATGAGCTTCTCCGATTGAAACAAATATCAGGCTTAGCTGAACTTTTTCGCAACAAAGAATTTTCCATTTGCAGCGATAAATGAAGTCAAATGTTAAAAATACAAATTACTATCAAAAAAGATAGTAAAAAATTTGGTTACTATCCAAAAAAGTAGTACCTTTGTATTGTTCAATAAAAGATATAGTATGACACAGAAAAAAGAAAAAATCAAAATGGAGGTTACTCCTGAAGAACAAGACCTCCTCGAAGCAATTAGAAATTATTGCAACAGTTATCCAAACGGTTATCCTGACCTCCTCGAATACGCACAGGACATTTTCGATAGAATGACGGATATGCCAAAAGAATGAAAACAAAAGGTTCTCCCTTCGGGGAGAACCATTAAAAATAAAAAACTATGGAAGTAACAGCAAATAAAACAGAAAAAATCACCGATATGAAATTTCGTATCAGTGATATTTACTTGAGTGTATCGTGGCGCGAAGTAGCTCGTACATATTTTGAAAAATCAGTTCCTTGGTTCCAACATAAAATGTATGGAATTGATGGAAACGGAGGCGTAGGTGGTTTCACTCCTGAAGAGGCAAAACAATTAAAGACTGCACTCATAGATTTGAGCAACCGCATTCTACGGGCAGCCGACAATATACCAGCCCCGGCTTCAACTATATCGCCGATTTGAACAAAAGTCGCCACCGGGCTTGTGGCGCACACTTAGCCTCTCGCAAATGCGAGGGGCTTTTTTTATGTCTATTAGATTATCTTTTTTATAATATCTTCGTATCTTTGCAAAAAATATCAACTAAAAACTTTTTATGAAATTATACTTATATCTTTTCGTCGTATGTTTTTCATTGTGTGCTTGTAAAGGCAAGACAATACAACAAGTTACATTAGAAAATCAAAAACATCGATTTGATTCCATTTACTCATTGGTGGAAAAAGAATATTTTATTGAAAGAGATTCTTTCTCAGAAGGGATTCCCGAAACAGTTTATCCTAAGAACAAGCCTTCTTCATTAGGGAAAGATTATCTTTGGGCTTATATGGTTATTAACCGAGGAAAGGCGGATTCTTTCAAATTGATAATTCAGACATCTAAAAAAAATAGTATAGAAGGAGCTTCCATGTTCAAATTCAATATTGATGGCAAAATATCAAATATCATATTACAGCCATATATGATACATGAATCAAGTACTTGTAACTACTATTTAATACCTTCTGCCTATGCAGCGGAATTTCTTGATTCTTTGAAAATAGGGAGTAATGTAGAAATGAAAATTCAAAATTTGGAATCTTATACAACAAGACATATTACGAATGAAGAAATTAACAATATACTGAAAACCTATAAATATTATCAAGAACTGGGAGGAGAGCTCGAAGCTCTGGATTTAATAGAAAAATAAAAATATCCCCCGAAATCCTTGCAGGTTTCGGGAGATATTCATACCTTTGCCATCGGTTACAATTGTGAAATATTCACACCGTTGAGCATCGGTCATCGCTCAGCACATTGCTTGGGCTTTTTTTATGCCCACTAAAATATTGGCGGTTGCCATTCCGTAATCAGATAAAGCTCTTCGGAGTGAAGTCACGATTGTAACCAGCGGAATGTGCAGCCGTTTTTCTGTATCTCTGCCCCGGCAGTTCCGGGAATGGTTATAATCGTGCATTATGCAACAACAAACAATTCATTTCGATAACTCTGCCGAGGTGCAGCAGCCTATCGACGTACGTGCTACGATACAGCGCAAAATCAAGTCTTTTAATCATTGGCTCGACGCTAAGAGCGAGTTCTACAGTCGTATCA